ATGGGGGCCTCGCCCATGCCCAGTCCCTGACTGTCCGGATCGATGTGATCCTGCACCGCCTTGACCAACGTGGAGCTGGCAGGCTTTCCGGAGGTGTCCACGATCACCACGTCCACGGTGTTGTCCCCGTGTCCAAGAGGATAGATCTGGACAGCACCCACGCCGGACACCTCCAGCGCCCAGCTGCGGTAGTGGTACACGTTGCCGCTGGTGGGCGGCGTCTGAATGCGTTCCAGAAAACGGGCGTAATAGGCCGCGTCCGTCTCCGCGTCGTACCCGTCATGGGTGGTGTCCGAATTGGACACACTGACGATCCCCGCCAGCTGCACCGGCATCATGGTCACGCTTCCGGCGGGGAGATTGCCCAGAGTCCCGGCGGTCGTGCATCGGATTGCCACCGGGCCGCTGTCCGTAATGTCCACGGTCTCTGTCGCCTCAAACTGGATGCCGCCCTCGCTCTCAAACAGATCCCCGGCCGTGATGGTGCCGGTGCCGGTCACGGTCAGCACGCCCACCGCCTTCGTTGCGGCGTTTCGCACCTGTCCCGTGCGGGGATAGATGTAGGCGTCCAGGTCGTCCCCGGTCAGGTTGTCCGGGTCCAGCATCGCCTTGATGTGGGCCAGCAGCTCCTCCGTGCCGCCCATCCGGAGCGCCGCAGCCGCCAAAATATCATAGATGGGAAACCCCACCGTCTTTTGATAGCTGTCCGGCACCGCCGCCAGCATGGTTTCCAAAATATCAGACATCTGCACGCACCTCCAATGTCTCGCCGTTGTAGAGCACGGCGGTAAATTCCACATGGCAGGCCCGCCCCCGGCGGCTCACCGTCAGATCCCGGATGGTCCGCACCGCCGGGCAGTAGGACGCGGTCTCCCGCACATTCCGCTCGATCTCGGCGGATGCCAGCCCGCTGGGCAGGTGCTGCCCCAGCAGGGAGCGGTCAACACCCAGCTTGGTCTCGCCCTCTGTCGTGTAGATGGGCACCCGGTCGATCTGCTGTCTCAGCATCAGGTCAAACCACTGCTGCACCGCCGCCCGTCCGCTCCGCTCCACCAGAGCGCCGTCCTTCAGCAAAAAACGCTCCGCCGCACTGTCAAAAGCCGGGGCCCGGCCGATGCTCTCCGCTGTCTGGGTGGGCACATTGGCCGGGATGTCCGGAAACATAGTTGCCATAGTATCACCTCGTGGGGATGGCCCAGGCGGTGCCGCCCAGCCGTCCCAGAATCACCACGGTCTTGCCCATCAGACCGCAGACCACCATGTCGCCAGTCTTCCACTTCTCCAGGTACAGGTGGCCGTTGTCCTTGTCCCTGTAAAAGCCCTGGGCCGCCACCACACAGTTGAGCTCCATGGGCGGTGCCATCACCTCCCCGTCGCACAGGGAGACGGTCAGGGGGGAGAGTTTGACCACCGTCCCACGCAGAAGGGCAGGGGAGGGGGGTACACGCCCGACCCGCCGAATTTCGTTTGCAAGCTCATAATCCCAGCTCATAGATCCTCCTATACGGTCACGGTGTCGGCGCTTCCCGCCACCCGTGGCTGCTTGTCGGTCCGCACGGTTACGCTCATCAGGTGCTCCGCGCCGTACCGGTGGGTCACGCCGGTGATGCGCATAGGGCCGGACACGTCATAGCGGTTTGACACAAATTGAACCAGCGCCCCGCTGACTGCCGCGTCGTCGCCCCAGAGATCCTCCACCGTCCGCTCCTTCGTAATTTTGTCCTGCTGCTGCAAAAGGTTCTTCACCCGCTGCCGCGCCTGAGCGGTGTTCTCATCCCCGCTCAGGCTCTCCACCTGCTGCAAAAGTCCATACTTGGCAATGCTGGCAGCGTTGGATGCCCTGCCCAGCACCCGCCCGGCGTCGCCGTCCTTGTCCACCAGCACCACGCTGTTGACCAGATCTTCCATGCTGTCGCTGCCGCTGATAGTCCCCTTGGCCAGCGTCACATCAAAGGCCCCAAGGCTGGCCGCCGGCTTGTGGTAGAGCGTCACAGCCGTCTGGGGCAGGGGATAGACCTGCAAGGCCCCCTCCCGCACCCGCCGGATGTAGGTCTTGCCGGTCTCCGCCGTGCAGATGTCAAGGATGTCCTCCAGGATGCTCTCCGGCGTCTCGCCCCACCACACCTTGGAGATGCGGGTGGGTGGAAGCTCCACCCGCCCCGCCTTGATGCCGGCTTTGGCACACATCCGGGCCACGGCGTCCGGCGCCGCCGCCCGGTCCAGCTGCAAAATGATCTGGCTGCGGGTCAGATACCAGCCCGGGTCGTTGGCCCGGACGCTACCGTCCTGCCCGACCTCCAGAATCACCCCGGAGAACACCTCCGCGCCGCCGTTGACGATGCGCAGCTTGTCCCCCGGTGCGATGTTGTACCAGTGGGCGTACTTGTCGTTCAGGTTGTTCCGCAGTGCCGTGAAGCTTACCTCCACGCTCAGCGCGTCCAGCTCGTCCCGCAGCTCCACGGAGGCGGTGGCCGCCGTGATGTCCCGGCACGTGCTGCCCTGATACAAAATGACGCGGTGATCGTCTACGCTCCGCCCCATCACTTCACCCCCGAAATAAAGCGGTACTCCCGCAGCTCCAGCGTGTAGGCGATGTCGCCGTTGCGCTGTACCTGCCAGGAGAAGGAATCCACCGTGCAGGCGGAATTGAGCCGGCAAATGCCGTCCCCGTCCAGCAAAATCACCCGGAAGGGCAGTTTGCGGGGCCGGTTGCGCTCGAAGAAGCTGACATACTGCCAGCCATCCTCCAGCGCCTCCGGCGGCATGAAGCTGTGCCGCCGGCCGACAGGGAAGAAGCCGGAAATGCTCATGGACCACAGCCCCATGGTGCCGATGGTGTTGTAGTCCCGGCTCAGCCCCTGAAAAGTGCCGTTGTTCTGCTCATACTGGGGGCCGATGCCCGCCGGTACCGCCGGGAACACGATATACTCCTCATTGTTGTTGATGCTCATGATAAGCTTGTACATAGGTCACCTCACGTATTGCGCAGCGCCCGCAGCAGCCGCTGGGCCACCACGTTGCCCATGTAGTCCGCATAGGCCTCGTCGCCGATCATGTTGCCCTGCACGGTCACGTAGACATTGACCGTCTGACCGCCAGCCAGCCGCTGGGAAACGTCGTGAGGGATGATCTGGGTACCGCCGGGCAGGTTGACGATCTCGCCGCCCCGCTCGTTGATGCGGGTCCAGCCGCCGGGGAAGTAGCTGGTGCCGGTGGCGTGGCCGCCGAAGCCCCAGTTGATGCCGGAGAACTGCTTGTCGATCCAGCCGGAGATCCCGCTCTTGGCCTTGGTATACAGCGACCCCAGAATGGGGACCTTGCTGATCTTATCGTCCAGCCAGCTGAGCTTGTCGCCGAACCAGCCAAAAAAGCTGCTGATAGCCGACTTGGCCGCGTTGAACGTGCCCACAATGCTCTCCTTGGTGGCGGCGAAGCCCTCAGTAAACTGCGCCCAGAGGCCCTGGAAATAGGCCTTGACCTTGTCCCAGTTAGCGATCAGCATGGCGCCGGCGGCAATCGCCGCCCCAATAAGCAAAACAACAGGATGGGCTGCCACCAGTGCGGTAACCGTAGTCCCAAACAGCTTGACGATCTTGATTAAATATGCAACGCTGCTTGTAAATTCCGCCACCTTGACCATGGCGAACGCGCTCCCAAGCCCCACGATCCACCGCTTGATGGTGTCCCCGTGCTCGGTGACCCAGGAGAATGCCTTCCCGGCGTACTCCACCGCCTTACCCAAGCCATCCGTGAATTTTTGGGCGATCCGGTCGATGGTGCCGTCCTGCTGCCACTGCTGGAGCCGGTCCGCCAGCAGCTGGACCTTGCCCTTGAGCAGATCCAGTGCGCTGCCGGCCTTGATGCTGCCGTCGGTGCTGATGCCGACAATGGTGGCCAGAGCGCTCTTGGTGACGCCCGTCACCGTGGACCACAGGCCCTTCATGGTGGTGGCCTGCTTCTCCATGCCCCCGGCAAACCGGTCCTCCATCAGCGCCACCAGAGCCTCGTTGAATTTCTCCTGATTGACGATCTGGCCGGAGTTGTTGGCGATCTGCACCCCGGCAAACATCTTCTCGCCCTGCTCCAAAATTTTGGCCTTGGTGATGCCGAACTCCTTCAGCCGCTCCAGCTCGCCGGCCTGGGCGTCGATCAGGGCCTCCACCGCCTGGTCAAAGCTCTTGTTGGTGGCAGCCGCCATGTCACCGGCACGGGTCAGCCAGGTGTCGGCGCTCATGCCCATGGCCTCAAACTTGGCGGCGCCCTCCACCAGCTCGCCGCCCTCAAAGGGCGTCCGGTTGGCAAGGTTGATGGCATTCTGCATGATCTGGCTGGCCTTCTGCGTGTCCTTGGTGGCGGTCTCCAGCTGGAGCCGGTAGCCCTCCAGGTCCATGGCCTCGCTCAAGCCTGTCTTTGCCGCAAGTCCGGCCACGGCTGTGGCCGTCACAGCTCCCCACTTGACCGTCTTTTTGACCACCACGCCGATGGCGCTTTCTGCCTTCTTCCCGAAGTTCACCACGCTCCGGGTGGCGCTGACCATCTCCTTGGAGACGCCCTTTGTATTCTTGGCAGCCTTTACCAGCCCGCCGCTCATGTTGTCCTTCAGGTTCAGAATGGTCTGGATCACCTTAGCCACGTTTTTCACCTCCTGTCAGGCTCTGGGCGATGGCTGCCGCCGTCAGCGCCACCTGCTCGTCAAAGTACAATGCCCGCGCCCCCATCAGAAACCCGATCTCCGTGGGGCTTGCCGCCGCCAGAGCGTCCAGAGGGACGCCCCTGGCGGCGTAAAACGCGAATAGGCTCAAAATGGGGTCGCGGGCGATCAGTTTTTTACCGTCTCAGCGGCGTTTTCGGCGTTTTCGGCGTTTTCCTCGCTCCCGGCGTTGTCGCCGGGAAGCAGACCCAGAAATTGCAGCGCCTGCCCGCCCAGCTTGTCCTGCTCCATCAGGGAAAACAGGGCGTCCACGGTGCGCATGGGGTCCTCCGCCGTGCCGATCTCCCTCTGGAGATCCCGGTCCTGCAGCTGGGGGCACACGGCGTACAGGGCATGGTTGCCGCACTGGAGGGCAGCTGCGGCGTCCTGTGCCGCTGCCAGCTCGCCGTAAAGCTCCAAAACCGCCTTCTTGGGCGGCATTTTGGCTTCCAGCGTCCGGTCGCTGTCCGGGATGCGCAGCTCTCCGATCTTCAGCTTGTCGGCCTCCCGCTGCTCCCGGCGGGCCACCAGTTCCTCAAATAAGATGCGCTTGCTCATTCCACTGCCTCCAGATTGGTCCATGTCTCCGCCTTAAAGGGCAGCTCCCGCTCCACGGCCTTCTTCGCCTCGATGTTGGCCAGAGCCACCTCCGTAAACACCACGCCGCCGATGCTCCACCGCTCGGACTGCTTGGTCACGGGATTGCGCAGGGAGGTCATCAGCACGATGTCCGGCATGATGCCGGTGCGGTACCCCTCCAAAATGGCCAGCTCCAACTGGCTGTCGCACTTCATGTCGGTGATCGTCCCCTCAATGCTGTAGCCGTTGTAGATGGGGTAGGTGCCGTACTCCCCGCAGAAATTCTGATCCTCAAAATCGCCGGTCACCTTGACCTCGATCTTGGTGGCCAGCGCGTCCCGCTGACCGTTGATATATGCCTCGGAGCAGCTCCCGTGGAGCTGCTTGGTCTGCTTGCTCATGTCCCAGCCTCCTTACTGTAGGGTCACTACAAATTCCAGGTTCACCATGGACCCCAGGATCTTCACGTCTCCGGAAAGGTACACGTTGCGCTTGAACGGATTAGACCGCACGGTGGCGTCGTCCCAGCTCTCCGCCTCAGACTTGCCGGAGCCGACCCACGCAGACCGCTGCGCCGCCACGTCAATGCTGGCGCGGTTGGCGTGCTCCGGGTCCAGGATGTCCTGCTGCGCCAGCTGCAAAAAATAGTAGTTGATGGCGGAGATCAGCAGCATCTGGTTGTTGAGACTGTTGCGGTAGTTGCCAAGATACTCATCCCGGAACGCCTTGGTGATGTCGTCCCGCATCATGTCCATGGCTTCCACCGTCTCGACGTACTTCATGTCCTCCGTCAGGGTGGAGCCATTGGTGGTGGTCAGAGAGTTGACGTCTACGCCCACGTGGACCTCAAGATCGTCGTTGACCAGCAAAAACTGCCCGTTGCCCACGGCGGCGTCCGGGTCCTCCGGCACCGTCACCTCCTTGAGGTTGGCGCACAGGTAGTTGGTGGCGCCCCGGCTCACGTTGCAGGCAGCCAGCAGACCCACCAGCGACGGGGTGTACTTCTCGCCGGTCACCTCGCCCCGGCTGTCCGCAAAGGTCACCTTGTCGTTGTACAGGTTGACCACGTGCATGCAGTCCGGCGCCGCCGCCTTGAAAACCACTGCCTTCCAGCTCTTGGCTTCCTTCTCCCGTGCCTTGATCCAGCTCACCAGAGCCGTCCAGTCGGCGCTGGTGCCGCCTGCCACGGTGATCCACCCGGTCTTCTCGTGGGCGGTCACCAGTGCCAGCGCATCCGCCAGCGTCCCGTCCGCGCCCACCTTGGCCACGCCGCAGCGCAGCGGGCCGAAGGTCATGCAGTCCGTGATATACTGCTTGTTCGCCGCCGTGTACGGCGCGTTTTCCAGCTCCGTGATGTCCGTGTAGGTGGCGTATCCGTTGCCGCCTGCGGTAGCATCCCGCACGATCAGCACCGCCACGCCCCGCTCAGACCGCTGAATGAAGCTGGTTGCCAGCTGCTTGAATGTAATATTGATTTTCGGCAGAGTTACAGCCATCAGATGTTTCCCTCCTCGTTGTAAATCAGATTTTCCATAGGTTCTCCCTCCTGCTCCGGGATGTCCTCGCTCCAGCGCAGGTCAATGGTGGCCACCAGCACGCCGTCCGTTACCGTGAAGCTGACCCCCTCGTCAATGCCCAGATAGGTGTCTCCCACGGTAATGCCGTCCAGAAATGCCGCTCCCACCGCCTGCCGCACCGCCAGATTCTCCATCTTCGGGCGGTAGCGGTCAGCGGCGAAAAAATAGAGTCGGAAGGTGGCTGTTTTCTCCTGTCCGGAATGCAATAGCCGGGCCTGTGTGCCAGGCTCCAGCTCCACCTTGGCGCTGGGGCGCACGATGGGGGAGGGGACATCCTCCGCCACCAGCTCCGGCAGGATCTCCGCGGCGTTTCCCGCCGCTTTCAGCGCCTGCCGGTAGAGATCGCACACCGCCCGGTTTAAGTCCTTCAGGTCGATCATAGCTCTTTTACCACCTCGTCCAGCATCTCGTCGATGTCTGCCAGAAATTCCGGCTGAAAGTCCTTGCCGGCCACCTCAAAAATGTGCATCCCCGGCACAAAGCCCAGCTCCCGCCCGTCGTGGGATACCATCCGGTGTCCGTCCTCGATCAGGTGGGCGTGGGGGGCGGTGGAGTAGACGCGCACCGCCTGTGCGCCGTCGTACTCGTACACCTTGCCCCGCTTGATGCTCTTCTTGTAGTTCCCGGTCCGGACCTTCACCCGCCGGGCCTCCTGCTTCGTCCGGCGCAGCAGTTTGCTGCCCTCTTTCCGCATAAATTTCTTCTGCGTCTTGGGGGCGTCTCTGGCCGCCTGTGCCAGTTCCCGGGCGTATGCGTCCAGCTCCCGGGTGTCAAAAACTGCGGATGCCATCTTCCACCACCAGCCTTAAAAAGACCTCCATCCAGCCGCCCCGGTTATAAATGGGGTACCCGTACTGCACATCGTAGTACTGCCCCCGATAAAGGATCCGCGTGTCCGGCGACAGGATGGGCAGGGAGGTCCGGCGAATGGTCATCTTATGGGTTACCACCGCCCGCTCCATGTCGCCCTCCAGCGTATCCCGGCGGCCGCTCATGGGAACGATCTTTGCCCAGAGCTTCCTGGGCGGGTCGTAGGAGCCGTAGCTGTACGTGGTCTCGCCCAGATCATTGGTCTCCTTCTTCCGCTCCAGCAGCTCCACCCGGCACCGCAGGTCTCCCGCATTGATCGCCATAGGCCCCTCCTTATGCGCCGGTGCCTGCGGTGTCCGAATCGGACACCACAGGCTCGGTCAGCTTCAGTTGGTTCATGATCCGGCGGAACGCGGGGTTATCGGCCACGATGGTACCGGCAAATACTGTCTCGCGCTGGTCGTAGGCATCAAGCACCAGATAGTTGACAGCCAGGTCGTACTGGGCACGCCTGGGCGTCCCCTCCTTCGGCTCGCTGACACCGGCCTGCTCCATGTAGGCAACAGCGGCGGCATACAGCGATTCCAGCAGAACCGCCTCTCCGGCGTCCAGTTCATCGATCCGGCAGTACGCCAGCAGCGCCGTCTTGCGCGCGTCCGTCAGCACCATGATTACTCCTCCTTGTTTTCCTCCGGCTCCCGGATAAAGAGGCGATCCACCCAGCCGGTGCGCTCCCCGGTGTGCACCAGAGCCCAGCCGGGCACCTCGGCGCCGTGGGGCAGCTCCAGAACCGTCAGCAGCGTGCCGTATTCCAGCAGCTCCGCAACGGGATAGCTGCGTCCGGGGCCGATTCGAAGGTTCAGGCCGCCTTCCGCATTGACTTCCACGATGTCCCCGGAGATTCCGGACGATGCCGGATCCTCCAGGTCAATACCCGGTCGGATGGTCTGGGGCTGCTCCTGAGTCTCCTGAGCGGTCTGCATAGGCTCCTGGTCCGTCTGAGCAGCCTGGGGCGGCTTCGTTTTCTTCTTACCTGCCATCATGACACCTCACGATCAGCCGGCGGCCTGCACGGCCGCAGTATCGATGTAGCCGTTGACAAAGGCATCCTCGTCCCACTTGGTGCAGTCATCCCGCAGGGAGCCGCGCCACAGGATCAGGTCCTGCTCAAAGGCGTTCAGGGTGCCCACGCTGGCCGTGTCGCTGAGCTTCACGGAGAAGGAGCGGCGGTCCCAGTACACAACGCCCTCGTTCAGGTCGCCGATGACCATGGGGACCTTGGTGCCGGTGGTGGGGACCGTATCGTTGTCATAGGTCTTGACGGGCAGGACATGAGGGCCGACGCACAGCTGCAGCTGCTTGGGTTCGGCGGGATTGGGCGTCAGCAGATAGCGGCCGTTCTGGTCCTTCAGGGTGCCCAGCCAGAGCAGGCCGTCATCGTTGGTAATGAGCTTGCTGGTAGCCCGGAACTCGGAGCCCAGGCCCACCCAGGCCTTCAGGATGCCGTCCAGGTCCTTCAGGTCCGTGGCTGCCTTGGCGTTGATAACCGCCAGGATCTCTTTGTTGGCAGTCACGCGTGCCTCGTCGCCCAGCCACTCCTGGGCCAGCGTCGCGATGTCGGCGTCGCTGTCCTCATACAGCTCGGCGGTCACAGGCAGATAACCGCCCCGCTTCTCGATCTCATAGCTCAGGGTCTCGAACTGAGGCGTAGCCACCTTGCCGTACTTGGCTGCCTCGGCCACGGTGGCAAAGCCGGTGTGCTGGCTGCGCTTCTTGAAGGTGCGGCGGCCGCTCTTGTTGTTCACCTTGACGACGCGGACCTCGCCCAGCAGGCTCTCCTTGCTGTCGCGGCGATCAATGATTGCGGTCACAATGTCCTCCGGCACGGCATAGCCGCCGTCAGCGTTCACGCCTTCCTGCATCATGTCGCCTGCGGCCTTCTGGGTGGGGAACCCAGCCCGGGCAGCCGCCGCGAAGGCCTTCACAGCCTTCTGGTAGCCGGTCTCCTCCGCACCGCTGCCCAGGGCGCCGCCCTTCAGGCTGCCCTCGGGGACAGGATCACCGCCGCCGAAGGACTTCTCCTCCTGAGCGATCAACGCATCCACCGCCTCGATCTGGCTGTTCAGCTTCTCCACCTCAGCCATCTTGGCGGTGTAGTCCTCGGTCTGGCCATCCTTCATCAGGATGGCCTTGGCCTCATCCAGCAGGCCCTTGCGGGTGTTCATCAGGTCGTACTTCATCTGCTTCAGGTTCATGGTCTTCTTACCTCCAAATCAAAATCGTTTTTCTTCCAGCGCGATCAGCGCCAGGGCTTTCTGTACTTCAGGGTCATCCTTGGGCGCAGGCGGCTGGGGCTTGTTGTCCTCACCGCCGTATTTTTTTACAACGCCAGCCTGACGCTGGGCGGGCACCGCCACAAAGGACAGCTCATACGCGTCCTCTGGCTGGCTCAACTCCACCACGCACTGCTTGCCGTCATACTCACGCCCGCGCCGGTGTTCGCAAAAAACCTTTGTCTTGTCGGCGCCGCAGATAGAACAGGTAGCCTTGCCCATGGCACAGCCAACGGACACCTCCCGCAGGATGCCGCCCTCGACGGCTGCAATGGTCGCTGCCGTCTGGTCGTTCCGCAGCATATAGGCGAACAGCACCAGCACCGTCGTGCCGCTCATTTTCTCCACCGCCGCGTCATAGATGCGGGCGGTCTGCATGGAGCTGCTCCACATATGGTCTGCGATGACGGTCTTGCCGACAAACAGCTTGGCGAGGCCATCCAGGGCATCCGCCGTGAACCGCTCGAAGTCCCGGTCCACCTGATCGTCTGCCGCGCGGATACGGAAGGCGAAAACATCCTCCGCCTTCAGCTCCACCAGCGCCTGGGCGTTGATCTTCGCCATGTCCGGCGAAAAAGACGCCGCCTTCTCTACAAGGGCAAATTTCTTCAGATCATCCATTGTTGTTTCCTCCAGTTCCTGCTTTTGCCCGGCTCAGTTCCGACCATACCGAAAGCGGAACGTAATTCAGGCTTGCGTATCGTTCGTCGCCGCCGGGTACCGGGGGCATATCCTCCAGGGCCAAAATGTCGTTGACACTGAACACACCGGCCTCCCGCATGGCCCGGTACCACTCCTTCCGGCTGGCCGTATCGCCCCGGAGCTCCGCCATCATGTTCCGCTGGAGCCATAGGCCCCGCTTCCGCTCTGAGACGGTCAGCAGCTTTCTGGAATCCTCTTCCTCATACTGCGTCACAGCCGGCTGCAGCGTATACTTCACGAAGTCCAGGCTGTTCATCTCGTTACTGGCGTAGCTCTCCTTGCCGGAATACAGGAGGTTCAGGGGCACACCGGTGAAACGGGCGATGTCCGCCACCGTCACGTTCTTGCTCTGCACAAACTGGGCGTCGGTATTGCTCATGCTCAGAGCCTTGAACTTCAGACTGTTGTCCAGGACTGCCACCCGGAAAGCGTTGCCGGGCCCGCTGTGCACGCGCTCCCACTCCCGCCGGATGGTATCCTTGTAACTGATTTTCCGACCGTCTCCAAGGTCAATGTCCGGCTTGCGGCTCAGATCCGAGTCCGTCTCCAGCACACCGGCAGGGTGTCCGCCGTTGACGTAGACAGACTCCTCGTACGCATCCATAACAGCGGATACGTTCAGCACCCGTGCCGCATAGGTCAGAAGGCTCACGCTGTCCACGCCGTTGGTGGTAAAGCCCTTGTAGTGCAGGATGTCCGAGGGGTCCAGCTTATACAGCTGCCCGCTTTTGGGGTCCTGTGCGATGTACCAGAGCTTTCCGGAGCCGGGCTCGATGTACGGGCTGCAGCTTCCGGGCGGCAGGGGGATCAGCTCCACAGGCCAGCCGCTTCTGGCATCCCGGTAGATCCAAACGTAGCTCTTGCCCAGCACGATCCGCTGATACTCCACCAGCTTCTTGTACACAAAGGGCGTCATCGCCTCGTTGGGCCGCTCCCAGAGAACAGGCCCCAGATAGTGGTCGTCCATGTCCTGCTTGCTTACCAGGTTCTTGACCTTTACCGGCAGATTGCCGATGGAGTCGGAGCGGATATCCACCGCCCGGTAGAACGCGGAGATCTTCAGAGCCTCATCCGGCGTGGGAGGGCTGTCCCGGCTCCCGCGGCTCTCGCCGAATACCGTCCGCCAGGTCAGCACGCCCTGGTCCTCAAGGCTCGCGCCTTTCCTGGCAAACCGCTTGTAAGAGATCAAGCGTCCTCACCGTCCTTTCCGGCCCGCTCCGCCAGCCAGCTGGCAGCCAGGCAGAAACCGCCCGCCGTCACCATGCCCGCCCCCGGGCAGGCCCACAGGGCCACGCCAACGGACACCAGAGCCGCGCCCAGGAAAAACAGCACATCCACCGCCTGGGGGCGCCGCCATTTTCGTTTCTCTTTCATAAATCCTCCCGTACTCACATAGAGAATTTTCCGCTTTCAATCACGTCCGCAAGATCCTCCGGCTGATTCCTGACGATCATCCACACCGCCACTACGATGATAGAAGCCACCGTGGGGTCGATGCGTCCGATGGATCTGTGCTTCTGGGGCCTGATGTTTCCGTTGCAGTCCTCATAGCACCGCACATTCCCAAAGGTCCAGCGGAAGCAGGTGTTGTGAACGTGGAGCAGCTGATGGTTAGCCATCAGCGTGTCTGTCTCCTTCATGGCCGGGCTCATGTTTTTCAGATCCTGCGGGATCTCGATAACATTCACGTGCGGTGTCAGCCGCTGGGTGATGGTCCGGCTCAGATAGGGGTCAAAGCCTACCTGTTTCAGGTCGTAGATCTCTGCCGCCTCCTTGATGGTGTTTTCCACATCGTCGTAGTCGATGGTATCTCCATCGCAGAGCCGCAGGAAGCCGGCACGGGCCCAGTCCCGGTATGGGACGTGATCCCGTTTCTCCGCTTCCAGGACTGTACCGCCCGGGCGCCAGATGGTGGGCAGCAGCACCGCCGCGTCAAGCCCTGGCTGAGGCGGGAACAGCAGAACAAACGCCGTCATATCCCGGCTGGTGGAGAGGTCGACACCGCCGTAGCAGATTTTCCCGCGGAGCTGTTGTAGGAACTCCTCCCGCTCCGCCTTCTTGCTGGGTCCCCACTGGCACTTGTCGTACAGCGTCAGGGATATCCAGCTCACCGACTTGGTGGAGATCCACTGGTTCAGACGGAGCCAGCGGAACAGCTTCTCATCCGCTTCCTTCAGCTTGGCGCTCCGGGCTTCCAGCCGGAGCGTCCGAAGCTTCAGATGCTTGCCAAGAGACGGGTTGCACAAATACCACAGGTTCTCGTCCCAGATGTCGATCTTATCCAGGTCATCCGGATCGTCGCCGAATATGGCGGTCAGGCCGTAGAGCACCGGCATCCAGTTGGGCATATCCTGCTCCAGCAGGTCTTCTTCCGCCGCTGCCAGGTCCTCGTCCTCCACATGGCGGAGGGAGAGCACCTGGCGGACGTTGCCGCCCTCTTCCCGGATGCGACGGAGCTGCCGGGCATCCCGGATGGCCACGGCCTGCTGGTGGATCTCCCAACCGATGGATTTGCGGTCAGGGTCGTCGCCGGCCGTGGTCAGCACGATCCATACCGGCTGCTTCCGGCCGGAGCCTGCGCCGAAGGTCATAACGTCCCACAGCTCCCGGTTTGGCTGCGCATGCAGCTCGTCGAAGATCACACAGCTTGGCTTGTAGCCGTGCTTGGAAAAAGCCTCGCTGGACAGGACGATCATTTTGCCGACGGTGATCCACTTGTATCCGCCGTTGCCGGTCCGCACCCGCTGTCGGTATTCGACCGTCCGCTGAGACTCTTTGATTTTCAGCTCGCCCCTGGCCAGCATCTTGGCGGTCCACGGAGCCGTCCGGAGCATATATACCGCCGCGCTGAACACAATGCCGGCGTTGTCCTTGTCGGCCGCGCAGATGTATACCTCAGCGTTCAGCTCACCGTCAGCAAACAAATGGTAGATACCCAGAGCGGCCGCCAGCTCGCTCTTTCCGTTTTTCTTGGGGATCTCCAGATACAGGTACCAATACTTCCGCAGCCGCTCCCCGGTATCCTCATCGGTTTCCATGGAGCCGTAGAAATCCATGATGGCGGAGCGCTGCCACTCGTACAGGGAAAACGGCTTACCGGTGTCCGTGGTGGGCAGGCGCTCCACAAAGTCGCAGACAAAGCGCCCCGCTGCCTCGTCGAAGTAATCACAGGATCGTGCGGACATTGTCAGTATCCCATGGCGGCCGACTGTCTGGCCCGCAGCGTCCTGGTGAATTCGTCCGCGTCATCCTCCGGAGCGGCTCCGGCCGCATTGACCACCGCCGTAGGCACCACGATCCTGCACCGGCTGGTAACGGACAGCCCCATGGACTCCGCACACTGACGGGCCTGCTTGAAATAGGAGGACTGGATGCCGGACCATTCCTTGGCCAGCTTCTCGTCCTTATCCCGGATGGCCTTGGCGGCCAGCTTGTCGGCGTGGAGCCAGCGCTCCCGGCAGACAAAGTATTGAGCCAGGACATCCCGGTCAAGCTCTGCATAGAGTCCGGCAGTCCGCAGGATCTCGCCGATCTCGCAGAACTCATTGTGATGCTTCTTGGGCAGCCACTTGGGCGGCACCGCTTTATCAGGGGGAGGTACGTGGACCTCCTGATCCCGGCGCGCATCCTCCTCCGCCTGGGTCATATGTTTCAGACCCTTGGCTTTCACGATGTCGGTTGGCTGACGTTTACCTGGCATGAGTGCCGCCTCCTTCCCATGGTTTCGGTACCGGATGGACAAAGCCCGCAGGCTTCTCGCCCGCATACCCACAGTGTCGTGGATCGTTCAGGCAGGCCTTCTCGCAGGTCTCATACTCCATGCATGACTGGCAGCAGATGCCACGCCCGGTCTCGCAATATTTCTCGCTGCCTTTCAACAGGCACTGCATCCGCTCACCTCCTCGATGTGCTCCGAAGATCTGCCGGATGCCGGCGGCGACCGCCGGCGCCCGGAGGAAAGAAAGGCGCGGGCGGGTCGGCACTCCCACCCGGCACATCTCCGGAACCGGCCGCCCAGGGCGTCTACGTCAATACCCCGCGTAGGTACGCAGGCCTTCGACGCCGCCAGGCGGCCTGTGTCCAATTCGGACACGCTTATCATGCGGGTCTCTTCCGGGAGACCGCCCGGTTGAGCAGCCGGTCCAGTCCCGCTGCATCTCCGCAGCACCCGAACCAATCCCGCTGCACCCCCGCAGCGTCCAGGTCAGCCCCGCTGCATCCCCGCAGCGCCCAGGTCAGCCCCGCTGCATCCCTGCAACACCCGGGTCAGCCCCGCAGCACCCCCGCAGCGTCCGGACCAGCCCCGCTGCGCCCCCGAAGCACCCAGGCCGATCCCGATGCATCCCCGCAGCACCCTCTTCCGCATTTCCCCGTGGGGAAAATTTTCCGCGTGAAGGGGGGCATGCGGTCAACCGAGGCCGGGTCAAAACTTTTTTGACCCCGGGGGAGGGTGCAAGGATCCCCGCACGACGCGCCACGCATCGCACGCCAGCGCCCAAGGCTGGCACCGTTTTGTGCCTCAGCGTCGTTTCTTTTCCGTGCGGTTTTGCCACAATTCCCGCGCCGTTTTACGACTGTGGCAGCTGTGGCAAAGGCTCTCCAGGTTGGACGGATCACAGAACACATCCCAGTCACCCTTGTGGTCCACGATGTGGTCCACGTCGGTGGCCCTGGTTCGGATGCCTCGCTTGGAACACTCCCGGCAGAAGGGCTCCCGCAGGAGCTGTTCTGGCCGGAGTTCACGCAGCCACTTGTCTGTCCGATACATCCAGCGCCAGGACTTGGTCTCCTCGCTGCGGTCGTCGGTGCGCTTCGGCTGGTGTGCACCGCAGTAGCCGTCCCGCACCAGGGCACTGCATCCCGGATGCCGGCAAGGCCGGAGAGGCTTCATGGCCATGGGCTATCACCTCCACGCCAAAACGCAAAAAACTCCGGAACCAGCATCCACCCGTTCTCGGGTTGGTTACTGGCTCCGGAGTTCAACTCTCTGGCCTTGATCGATATCCAGGATGATCGTGCTCTTGCAGTCCCTGCAGAAGACCTCCAGGTTCCTGGCCTGTGTCTCCGGCAGCACGCGCATCAGTCGGTGATTCCGCTTGCAGAACGGGCATGAGATCCATCCGTTCTTTACTGATAGTCTATCAGAGTTTTGCACGCTTTTCAATACTTTTCCCTCCGATTCTCCGGGCTGTCCGTAAATATTCATAAGGTTTCAAGAATAAGAAATCAATTATTTAAAATAAAAGCGCTATTTTTCCGGGTCCAGATAGCGGGTGTAAGAGAACACGCCCCACTCCCCAAGATTGGGCTGGCCCAGGATAGGCAGCCGCACGGCTCCGGAAGGCGGGCGGATCTCCCCGGTGCGGCTGCACCAGACCTCCGGAGGCGGTATCATGCGGCTGAGTTTCCGGGAGCATCCCCACGGATGCCGCCCAACCTCGGTGGCCTCCTTGGTGAAATATCGGGCCAGATTCCAGTAGCCCTTCTCCGCCAGAACCCGCTTGCGGTCCCACGGCTCGTCGTCCACTTCGCCCCAGTCCCATAGGTACCGCACCACCGTCGGTGGGAAGTCGCTGTCCCGCAGGAAAGCGTGGATGTGGTAGCGGTGATCTCCGTGAAGGCCCTCGATGCGGTAGACGTAGAAGTCCGGGCTGCCGCCCCTGCCCATGCGCCGATTCCAGCGGGCCAGCCGCTTGAGGAAGGCATCCCACACAGCCTGAACGCCGTCCAGATTGGCGGGCAGGTGCTCCGGGGCGAAGGTCAGTGTGTAGAAAACGCCGTCATAGCCGAACAGGGCCAGGCGCAGTTCCAGCTTATCAACGCTGGTGCGGCACATAGCCGGTCCGGCCCGCTTGCGGATGAGGCCCTTGCTGTCCTTGCTGCGGCGGACGAAGCAGGCTCTGTCCGTAGAGAAGGCCTTCACAAAAGGCCCCGCCCGCTGGCGGACGCATACAAATGGGTCAGCCATACCTTACCTCCCGTATTTGATTTTTTTCACGTGCGGGTAACGATCCGGGAAACGGATCAGGGTCATGCGATCCCGGATGATCTCCGCCAGAACCCGGTCCATGTGCTCCTGGCACACGTCCGCAGCCGGGTCCTTGCAGTTCAACGCCGGTTTGTACTCACGCTGGGTATCGACCCAGTCGTGCGTCAGGCGCATGACCCGATCGAATCCCCACCCGTCCTTCTGGTGGATCGTAATTTGCAGAGTATCTGTGGCGAATTGCAGTGCCATGGCGGCACCGGCATTAAACGCCGCCTCAAGTTCCGCATCCCGCCGCTGCAAATAGGCGGATCGTTTAGCCATCCCCGCCGTCCTTTCTCTCGCCGTCCATCATCGCGCCGCAATCCTCGCAGTATTTTTTAGTAGGCTTATCCCAACTGCCCTCAGTGGTGATGACAAAGCCGCACGCAGAGCAACACCACTCGTCCCCGCCAAGATGCTCCCACCGCCCACGCACCACCGGGGCCACGTCGGCGGCGGACAGGGCCTCAATATACTGCGACGGCTCAAGCCCTTTTGCCCATGCGTGCTTCGCGGCCTCAATCGCTGCATTGCGCTCAATGTATTCAGCCATTAGCCCTCCTTGCTTTCTCCGCCGCCTCGCGGGTCAGAAATACGGTCTTGCCAATATCGGCCTGCTCGAAAGATATTTGATCGGACAGCGTCGTGTAAAATATGTTTATCTCTCCGTTGCTTCCCATACCGACAAGCGCTTCGCACAGCGAGTCCTCAACAATTTCTCCATCCTCGATGATATACAGCATACTTCCGATGCTCTGCGTGAGGACTGGCCGCACAGGCAGCACCACCAGCCGACCGGCCTTGTCGGCCTCCATCAGCTCAACAATGCGCTTGAATGGCACACCCTTACTGATGGCCTCATCCTCAAAGGTCTTGTAATTGGCGCACATCGCAGGTTCCAGCCCCGTGTCCTCATATTGCATGAGCCTGCCACGCAGTTCTGCGTATGACCATGCTGCTGTATAGAGCAGGGCAAGCAGGCCTGTCGGCTCATCAGGACCGTCCAGCAAAAGTTCACCCATCGCATAGTCTACGCCATCATCATCCATTGGAAAGTCCAAGTCCGGCAGTAAAATCTTTGCGGCTTTGCGGATAAAATCGTAGAGCCGGATGTCCGGGTAATCCGGGCCATCACCTCCGCCCCGCACCCACGTCTCGAAGTCTTTGATGTAAAACAGATTCAGGGCGGCATCAAGGTTGTTATCCGGGCAATTAGTTGTCAGTCTTTTCATTTACCTTTCCTCCTTCGGCGGTTCCGGTCTTTTTAGCTCAAATTGACCATATGGCATAACACACGGCTCCTTAGAATCGCAGTCAGCCATGCCGCTTACGATGCCCTTGCAATGAGCGCAATACTGGCACATCCACGTCTTTCCGTCTTTTCTGATATCCGCAATTATCGAAATAACATAGTTGCGTTCAAGCATCAGTTGTCTATTCTGCCCACGCAACTTCTCAATTTCATGCTGGAGTGCCGCGATGTGGGTGCTCTGGTTGGCGATCCGGTCAGCAGCCTCCCGCATGATCGCGCATCCGGACACGCCGCAGTTGTGCCCACGGCCGCAGCCAATGCAGGCGAGGCTCCCGGTCTCCACCTTCAGCCGGCGGATGGCATTTACGAGGTCTTTATCTTTCAAAACGGCAGTTCTCCTTCCTCATCCTCCGGGATCTCCCGGAAGTCCCCAGACGCAGACAGCGTGTCCGATTCGGACCGCTGCTTGCTGTCCCCGAAATACACATGCTCCGCCACCACCTCGGCGGAGCGCCGACTGTTGCCGTCCTTGTCCTTCCAGTCCCGGAGCTGCAGGCGGCCCTCCACCACGGCCATGCGGCCCTTGGTGAAGTATTTGCTCACAAATTCGGCGGTGTTGCGCCAGGCCACGATGTCGATGAAGTCCGTTTCCTTTTCGCCGCCCTGGGATTTAAAATCCCGGTCCACGGCCAGAGAGAAGGACGCCACGGCGGTGCCGTTTCCGGTGTGCCGCATCTCCGGGTCACGGGTCAGACGGCCCATGAGTACGATATGATTCAGCATTTATCCAACCTCCAAATCCAACGTAGATGTCGTTGTGTCCTCGCCCAGCATCACCCGCACGTTGAGGCACAGGGACCGCACAGCGGTTCCATTGACGGTGAGGACGATACCAGGGTACCGATCCGCCAGATCCAGCAGCACACGGCCCAGGTCGGCCACGCTGGTCTGTTTCTGTGCAGACAAAAGCGAATGACTGCCGCGCCCGGCAGTCTCCGGGGCCGGTTCCGGCTCCGGCGTTTCGACCTCCGGCGGCATGGGGGGCTGAGCCTTGCAGCGCTTTGGCTTTGCTTTTTGTTCCATTTTCTGCATGTCTCCACCTCTTGGCCGCTTCATGCCGTTTTTGCGCCGCCAAGCCGCAAACGCATATACGCCGATGCCCAACATCTCCGCGATATCAAGGTCAGACTTGCCCTCCGCAAACAGCTCCCGAGCCCGGATCTCGTCAAAGAGAATGTCATGGGCGCGCAAAGGCCGCTGATTGACAGATGGGAAATCCGGCACGTTGCAGCCCAGATCCCGGAGCTTTGCGGCCATTGCCGCCGGTGTGGTGACATTCAGATCCGCCAGGACCTTGACCTGGGCTTTTTGATCTTTCGCAGTGTTGTAGCTGACGCGGATTTCATCATCACTCATCGAAAACGTCATCGTTTATCCCTCTCCCTTGACTCGCAGATCTTAGCCATCCGGCTTTTGGTAGCCTTCAGGTCTGCTTTCTCACGTTTTTCTGCCTTCATTGCCTCGCTCCACTCCGCCAAGGCCTCCTGATACGCGGCCCAGTCCGGGCACACCACTGAGTCGTGGCAGTTTGGGATGGCGGAGCGCTTGGGGCAGTTCCTCCCGCATGGCGGCTTCGGATTCATCGCAGCATCACCGCCAGCAGGATCACGGCAGCCACGGCGGCCGCCAGAGTCAGCACCGGGAGGACCCGGCTGCGGCGCTTCCCGCGCCCTGTGTATCTCATGTGTCCGCTCCTTTCTCTACCGCCGGGACAGGCGGCAGCCGCATCCACCAAACCACGGGAATCTGGGGCACGGTGCCTGTGCGCATCTCCCAACGGCTCCCCGTCCAGCGGAAAAATTGAGGGACCAGTTTTCCATCCAGATCGATATATACCGCGAACTCGCCCGGCTCCGCCGGGGTGGTGCTGCCGGGCATCCATCCGGAGATCATCAGCTGGCACTCCGGCAGCGTCGGAGGGGTCAACTCCTCCGTCAGGCCCACAATGTAGTCGGCAGAGCAGTGCAGAGCCTTGGCCGTCTTATCAACGTTGTAGATATTCTCCGGCTCCAGCTCGTTGACCCAAACGCGTTTGCCCTGAAAATCCCCGGAGGCAAACTTCCGCAGTTTGCCCACCGTGTAGCTACCGCCGTATCTGGACCAGATGGCGGTCGCAGTGTCCGGCAGTTCGGCAGCGTCCGCCGCTCTGGCCAGACGGGCCGCTCTGGCCTGGATCTCCCGCTCAAGTTTCCGCTGATGTTTTTCAGTAGCCTTCTCCGCGTCCGCCTTCTTTGCGTCAAGTTTTTCCTTGCGCTTGGCCTTGGCCTTGGCACAAGCCTTGTCGCAGGCGTAACACTCAGCCGTAGCCTGGCGGCAATCCAGACAGCACGTCTTACCGCCGCAGACCTCATAAACAAGGGCATCCGCGTCATGCCTGAGGAAAACGTCTCCATGCTTGCACTCCTTGCCGTCCGGACAGGTCAGGCAAGGATCCCAGCGGTAACCGTCCTCTTTGTAGAGCTTCAACAACCGCTCCAATGTGGGGCCGTTGGGAAGTTTGGGGAACGCCTTGGAGATCCGCATCTGCATATCTGCCGGGAACTGAGCCAGCGCATAGGCCGCCTGCTCCGGCATCTTCCCGCCGTCCCACGCAGGACGAAGGTTAGACAGCAGATGCTCCCGGATCACCTTGATCCGGGCCAGCTTGGAGCCGTGGGTGTTGCAGGCCGCTGCCACCACGTCCCGCATCCGGCCCTCCGGGAACTCAAAACCGTCCTCCTTCAGCTGATACAGTAGCGCCTCCACACGCTCCGCCTGTTCGCCAATCTCCGCGCTGGTGAGCTTGCGGGTGGAGCTGTTGGCGAAGATCAGTCGAAGTTCCTGAAGCGCCGGGGAGACATCGTCCGTCTCCCGGATGCAGGGCACCCGGCGGAACTGATCCAGTCCATTATCCACCAGCTGAGCTAAGGCAGCCCGGCGCCGGTGGCCGCTGACGATGGTAAACCGTCCGCCCTCACCGGCCCGCACCCGGATAGGCTGCTGCAAGCCGCACATCTGGATATTGTCCGCCAGCTCGTCAATGTCCGTCAGCTGGTAGAAATTCCGCTCGTCGCCGTCCAGAAGGCCGATGTCGATGTACTCAATTTGCTCCGGGCCTGTGTGGTCCGATTCGGACACCGGCTTCAGCGTGGCGGCGAATTTGGAAATATCAAAATTCTTCCCGGCCATATTACCCCTGCACCTCCTCCATCAGCTCCGACGCCAGCGCCCGGTAATCCTGACAGGCACTGCTGCCGGGGCTGTACTGCCGCAGTGGCAGCAGCGTCACCGTGCTCTCCGGGACCTTGTCCGTCCGCCGGATCTTGGCCCGGCACACCTCTACCCGCATACCCTCCAGCACCTTTTCCGCCTCCGTCACAATGTCGGACCGGCGCACCTGCGTCAGCAGTGCCCGAACCCAAAGCCCGGGGCGGGTGCTGGTCAGTTTTTTGGCCTGCTGGGCCACGGCCAGCACGCCGTCGATGGAAAACTTGTCCGCCGTGTACGGGATCAAAACCTCGTCAACGGACAGCAGCGCCGCCACGCTGGCCAGCGTATAGCCCGGGGGGCAGTCGAAGATCATCCAGTCCACGTCGCCGTCCTCCCGGGCGGCGGACACAAAACCGATCATTCGCTCCGGCGCGCCCACGCCGTCCTTGATGGCGCTGAGATCCAGATCGTACAGGCCGGAGCTGCTGGGCAAAAGTTCCAAGCGCTCTCCCAGAGGGATGAGGTTGTCGCTCCATACCTGCTCGCAGTCCCCGGTCAGCACGTCAGCCGTGGTAACGGCGTCCATGTCTTCCCCCGGCAGGAAAAAGCCGGTCAGGTTGGCCTGGCCGTCGCAGTCCACCAGCACGACCCGCTGCTTGTAGTCGTTGGCTAAAATATCAGCCAGATTGATGGCGGTGACGGTTTTGCCGACACCGCCCTTGTTGTTCATGATCGCGATAGCTCGCATTATGGTGCCTTCCTTTCTTCCGCCGTCAGGCGGTCCGCAAAATAGTAGCTCTCTCGAAAGTGCTCACCTGTGACCGGGCTTTTAAACTCCAGCGTATAAAAGCGGCCTTCCGGGTGGATGTACACGACCTTGCCATCCCGGAGCGGAGCCTTATGGCTGCCGTAACTCGTGTCAAAAGTGGGTGCCGCCACCTGCCTGTCTCCACGTCTCACGCCTTGGGTGTCTCCTTCGGGGCCTCGTCAAATGGTGTACGCTCTCCGTCCGGCATCTGCTGCCAGTCACTTCCATCGCCCCAGAAACTGACCTGCCGGGGCTTCTGCCGCACTTTCTTCACTGGCATCGGTTCTGGCCGGGGCTCAATGCGGGTAAAGGTCTGATGCTCGCCGTCGAACCGGCAGCGGACCTTGTCCAACGCCTCGCCGTTCCGGTTCTTTGCCACCTGAATGATGCGGGGTGCATCCTTTAGGTCGTAGTCCTCCCGCCACATCAGCAGGATGATGTCTGCATCCTGCTCAATCTGACCGGAGGAGCGCAGGTCGCCCATGGTGGGCGGCGGCGTAATGCTCCGCACCTGGTCCTTGCCGCTCTGGTCCTTGTACTTGACCTTCACTTTGTCCGGCCGGGAGAGCTGGGACAGGGAGATCACCGCCGTATTGGTACGGACAGCGAACTTCTGCAGTTCTCTGGAAACTGACGTTACCCGTTCAAAATCCTTCATGAGGACACCGTGAGGCGGTTCCACCTGCTGGAGGTAATCCACGAAAATCACGTCGAAGTGCTGGGCCTGACTGTATGCCACGATGTCAAGGGCAGTCATGCCAACGGCGTCAATAAGGGTCACTTTTGTTCCAGACAGCTTGTCCTTCAAGGCGATAATGGTCTTGAAATCCTCCTCAGTTAGCTTGTTGTCGTTGATGTCGGAGCTGCTGATCAGCGTCTCTCTGGCCACATGACGGTCATACAGGCGTGAACTCTTGGACTCGAAGGAAAAATAACCCACGTTATGCTTCCTGCCGAAGCGGGCTGCGCACTGGAGCGCCAGGGCCGTCTTACCGTCACCTGGATAAGCACCGATGATGACGATATTCCCAAGTTCCGTCTTGAGGACCTCGTTGAGCTGAAGGATAGCCCAGTCCAGATGCTCCACCGCCGTCTCGCCGCTGTGCCGGTCGAAAAACTCTTCATAGCCCTTGGCGAAGGTCAGCGCGTGGATACCCGGGCGACCAACCTGAAGCTGCATGGCCCTGTCAAGAATAGACCGGGCCTCGTTCATATCTGCGGCATCCTGGAGAGCTGCGCCAAGTTCCTGAAGCTGGTATAGTGCGGACTTTTCCTTCAGCATCTGCACATAACCGTCCACATTGGCAGCGGTTGGCGTATAGTCCATGATACCGGTCAACAGTTTCGACCAACCATCTCCCAACTTGCCGCCCAATTTCTCGCGGACGGCAATGGCATCCGTTGGCAAGCCCTCTCGGAACAGTGCCCTGATGGTCCTGAAGATGGAGCGGTATTGCTGTGTGACGAAGTCCCTCTCGCTGACCCTGCTGAGAACAAAGCCCACGCACTCCTCGTCGATGAGCATAGAGCCCAGCACGCCAACCTGTGCGTTCATCAAGTCCTGTGTCAGAACAGCGACTGTCTTGGCCTCGCTCATAAGTACCTGCCCCTTCTCGCGTCATCCAACGGGACCTCCGGTCGGTCAAGCGTAGCTTCATACATGGGGCCGGGGTCGTCCTCCCAGCAGCGGCCATTGAGCCACGTTGCTGGGTGGGGGATGTATCGCCCATCGTCCCGCATCCACTGGTCGGACTGCTTCTGAGTGTTCAGGGCCTCCGACATCTTCCGGCACAAGTCCATGTCTGGCGATAACTTGGCCCACGCCCTTCTGGCCCGGTCTTTGTACTGCTTACGTGGATACGCCGCCCAAAAGCGTTCAAACAGGTCCACGCATCCCGCCCCCTGGGGGGCTATAGGGGGATCATTACTATAGTCTTTACTTAAATGTTTCTTTACTTGTGGCTGATTTTCCGTCAACGGTTTTACCGTCGACGGTTTTACCGTATACGGTTTTTCAGTACACGGTGGGGCTTCATCCTGCAAAACGTAAGTATTACAGGCAAATTTGCCGTTCTCCTGATGGCCCTGTTCCTTGAGCAAATACCCCGCTTCCTCAAGCTCTTTCAAGCACTTGCGGATGGCATCCCGGCCGATGCGGCAGCGGGCCGCCAGACCACTGATGCTGTACTCCCAGTCATCCGGGAAGGACTGCATGATGACATACAGCCCCAGCGTTTTCAAAGAAAGCCGCTGATCCCGGAGGACTGAATTGAAAACTGTGGTAAATGGCTGTGTATGCTTGACGCGGATCTTGCTTTCCGCCATCCGCTCACCCTCTCTCAATCACATCCACCAGGCGGAAGAGCAAGGACACGATCCTGCTCACGCCCAACACGGTAAAGAACAATTCCCAGCCGCTCATCGGGAGACACCTCCCTCCCGGCTCAAAGTGGGGCTTGCAATCCGTATCGGATGTGGTATAATAATTTTGCTATCGTTCTTGGATGCAAGTCCCTGAACCGAACGCTCTGAGGTTGCAGCCTCGGGGCGTTCTTTTTTTGTCTTCGGCGGCGCGTCCGACGTGTACTTCACCTGAAGTGCCGCGCCCACGATGCCGTCCAGGTCCCGGCATATGGCGTCGAAGTCCGGTCGCTCTTTTTCGTCGATGATGCCGTCCTCCGCGATGCGAAGCAGCTGCCGGTCCCGGTGGCGCTCCGCAAAGTCCAGCACCCGGTTAATCAGCGTGATTGCCGCCGTCGGAAGGCTCTGCACGTTCACCTCCGGTAGTACGCCCAGGACGCCGCCCGCCTGTTTCAGGTGCTCCAGTGCCAGCCACGGCGTTTCATACAGCTCCGCCATCCGGGCCACCGTCTCGTTGTCCGGTACCCGCGCGCCCTGTTCCCAGGCCTTGACGGTAGTCTCCGAGACCTCCAGCCGCTCTGCGGCCTGTTCCTGAGTCAGACAGCTCTCTTTCCGGGCCACTTGGTAAATGTTCGGTCCGTTTGTCAGCATGGTAAATTCCTCCTTCTTGTGATATGGTGAACTCAGGCAGCCGGCCGTGGTAATGCGCCTAACATCGCCGCCAACTGCTCAGCCGACAGCTTCAGAACCCGCACCAGCTTCCACAGCTCCTCGTCTTTCCACCCTCCGTCGTTCATCCGGCGGCTGATGGCCTGTCGGCTCATGCCCATCTGCAGGCCCAAGGCCGTGTAGTCTTCGATGTCGCAGTCCACCATGGCCTTCTTGATTATCTTGTTCATCACGGCCCGCTGCTGGGCCGGTGTAGGCGTCCCCAGCTTTACTCTCGGCATGGTTCGTTTCTCCTTTCCTCATGCGATGTCCTGTCCGGTCAACTGGCTCATGGTGCAGCCCAGCACGGAGATGATCCGCATGGCCATGGTCAGCCGCAGCTCAATGATGCCCTTTTCGTACCGATCCACGGTGCTCTGATTGACGCCCAGGGCATCTGCCAGTTGCTGCTGGGTCATGCCCTTCTCCTCCCGCAGCTGTCGAATACGGTTCAAACAGCTTCACCTCCATCTTTCATGCGATGTCCGGGGGCGGCAATAGCCCAGCAGCTCATCAATGCTGCACTGGAAGATGTCCGCCAGCTTTTTCAGGTTCTCCACGCTGGGATTGCTCTCCCCGCTCTCCCAAGCGCTCACGCTGGCCTGCTTCACGCCCATCCGGGCCGCCAGCTCGTACTGTCTCATACCTGCGGCCTCCCGCAGCGCTCTGATCGACATACTTAAAAACTCCTTCCTGCCGCTTGCATGCGCGGCGTGGCTGTGATAAAATAGGCTGAAACTATAATCGAATCAGCTGAGGGGACGATTGTGGAAACTGCATGGATTGCTTTTGCCGGTGTAGTCATTGGAACAATTATCAGCATTGTTGGGGGAATCATCACGGCACGACTGACAATGCGATCTCAAATCAAAACCGCTGCGTTAAACGCATTTTTAACTGCTCGGTTAAAAGCATATAGGGACTACGAGATTGCATTAGAGCGCTTGTCCAATGAGCGAAGTCATGAAGCAATGGCAGCATTTTATCGGGCCGTCAATACGGCGGCTCTTGTCGCCAGTGACGAGACGATTCGGGCACTCAGCGACGTTCAGGAAGTTATACGGGACTACGAATCAAGCAAGGAAGAGATTGACTTAAAGATTCTCGAAGAAAAGCAAGCTGTTCTCACTGTTTCCATGCACTACGATCTTCTTACCTACCCAGTCCCTTCTCCCGCAACTCCGAAAAGTCCTCGCATTTTGCGTGCACTGAGCAACCGACTAAGGTTCTCTCACTGCAAAACAACTGACGGTACTGATATCGAATGACAGCGTGTTCACATTGCAAACACCGTTGACTTCTGCAAGGCTCAATTCCAGGGTAATCCGCCCGCATAGCAGTGATGTTTTCAAGCTGTTTTCTCAAATCCTTGCATGTTGATTTCAGTTGCAAATTTTCGTTTTCAAGTTCCCGGCAGCGCCGGAACGCCGTGAAAGGGTTTCGCATCCTCGCGCCTCCTTTCTTTTTTTACTTGGTTTGTTAGGTTTTGACTGTTTAGCTTGTGGCTATATCATAAATCACGGTTTTTGAGATTTCAAGCCCATTTTCCGAGTTTGTAAACTTTTTGTATGTTTGTACAATAGCGGAAACTGAGATTGTACATTTTGCTGGGGGTGATTCCAATGGATGCCGTTGACCGTCTTTTCGCTCTGGTGGACGAAAAATACCGGGAACAGAAGGACTTTGCCGCCGAAATTGGCGTGATTCCGCAACGTGTCAGCGCATGGAGAAAGAGGACGTCCAAGTCTTATACCAAGTATCTGCCGCAGATCACGGCAGCACTGGACACCACGGCGGAGTATATCCTGACCGGCAAAGAAGAAAGCCCGGCTCCCGAAGGAGCCGGACTGACGCAGGAATTTGCCCGGATATTTGACCAGCTATCCCCGCAAGCCCAGAATGAGATCATCGCGGAGATGCTAAAGCGGAAACGGCAAGAACAATGATCTCTGCCTGATCCGCGGGGGACAGGGATGCAAACAGGTCCAGCGCATAGTCGCGGTCCGAATCGGACACGGGGCGAGTGGGCTGATTGCTCATAAGTACCTCCAATCTTATTCCCAAGGCCAAAAGCTACGGCCTTAACGCTATCAGAGATAACCAAATTATGGAAGTAGGAGTAAGTACCTGAAATGAAACGGTTATTTACGCTTATTGTTGTACTGAATTTGATGTTCTTGACTACTGCTTGTGCGAACAACACTCCTAAATGGTCTGAAACCTATCCGATAGTTGGCGTTGAAAATCATCAAATGTGGGATCTGAAAGCGGACTCGTTTTTGCCTCTCATCAACGAAATGGCAGAAAGCGACACAATGACTTTGGATTACCTACATGACCTTGACGGGTTTGAATCTTCAAACTGCATGTTAACTAAAAATGGAAATAGTTGGAAAATTTTGCTATCCGTATTTACTGTGTCGGATGCAGAAAAACGGGCCTATCGGGAAATTGATGACGCTCAAAACTGGATAGGAAATATCGAAGAGGTTGAATTGAGCCTGTATTCGGATGGGGAGACGGCTGCGAAAGAAAATGGCATATACATAAGAAACCTAATTCGTCTGTTTACTCCCGGAGCAGAAGAACTCGTAGAAGATGCGCTCGGGTTATACGGAGAACCACACAAAGATGCAGTACTCATAGATGGAGTAACCAGAGTTTCAGTGGGCAGCGTTGTCTATACATATGTTGAGGGTAATCAACGCTTTATAGTGCAGCCCCACCTTGATTCATGGCCGACTGAGGAAACTCCTCCGAACGTTATTCGCCCGAATTAACAAGAAAACCGCCCCAGCGGGCGGCTTGACAAATCCATATTTGGCGGTTATACTGAAAATAGAAAAGGGCACTGCCGGTAGACGGTCAGCCCTCTATAAGTGCTTTGAAGTGATCGCCGTACTTGTCAGGGTGTCGGCGGTCACTTCTTTTTGTATACCTGAATGAACAGGCCGCAAATACCAACGATGAGAATACAAAACTGGAACAAGTCCGAGTATGTAACCATTGGGCAGCCCCCCTTTCGTAAGATCAGAGGGCAAGAAGCTGCCCCCTGTCCGAGGGCCAACCGCCTACCGTTACTGGCAGTGCCGGATATAACCATAGCACATCTGTCGAAAAAACGCAATAAGAACCGCCACTTTGACAGGGGGGGACACCAACAATCGTATCAACTTGACAAATCCATATTTGGCGGTTATACTGAAAATAGAAAAGGGCACTGCCGGTAGACGGTCAGCCCCCATAGCTTAATTACTCAAAAGGAAGTAACCGCTGGTTGAGGAGCCGGGCGGTTACTTCTTTTTATTGGCCGCAATAAAGAGGCCGATAATGCCAACGACTAAGATGCCGGTCTGGATGAGATCGGAATATGTAACCATTGGGCAGCCCCCCTTTCATAAGATCAGGGGGCAAGAAGCTGCCCCCTGTCTTGGGGGTCAACCGCCTACCGTTACTGGCAGTGCCAAGTATAACCATAGCATATTTGTCGAAAAAACGCAATAAAAATCGCCCCGGCGGGCGGCTTTTCTATATAAACAGAAACCGAACAAACGTTTTATGGTGAGGAGGGATGCCCTTGAAAACACCAAAGCCACGGAAGCTGCCATCCGGGAATTGGTTTATCCAGCTCCGCCTCGGCGGCGAGAGCATCCCCGTCACTGCCGCAACTGCTAAAGACTGCACCAGGGAGGCGGCCGCCATCAAAGCAGAATGGTTGGCAAGAAAGCGGCTACCTGAAAAGCCGGAGGAGCCGGAACAGGAACCAACGCTGACCGTCTCCATTGACGAATATATCAAGCGCAAGAGCCGCACGTTGTCGCCATCCACCATCCGTGGATACCGGGCCATCCAGAAACACCGCTTCCAAACCGTCATGCAGCGGCCTGTGGACAGCATACAGGACAGCGAGTGGCAGGGCCTCATCAACGCAGAGATGGCCCTGGCCAGTCCTAAAACCGTTGTCAACGCATTTAAGTTCCTGCGCACGGTCATCCGCCAGCAGACAGGGCATGAGATCCCAATGAATGGACTCACACTCCCATCGGTTCCTCCGGCGGATACGGCCTTTCTGACAGCCGATGAGATTCCGAAGTTCGTGGATGCCATCAAAGGCAGCCGCGTGGCTGTGGCGGCGCTCCTGGCGCTGTCCTCGCTGCGTATCTCGGAGATCTCCGCGCTCAAATGGGAAAACATCCCGAAAAATCCGACGTTTATCAAAGTCTCCGGTGCAGTCGTTCGTGGTTACGATACTGCCTGGGTGCGAAAGAAACAAAACAAGAACCGAACCAGTACCCGCAGCGTCCCTATCCTCATTCCAGAGCTCTCAGAGGCCATTGAGCGCCTGCGTAAGCCGTCCGGTCCGATTATGGACTATGACCAGGACACGCTGCGAGTGGAGGTCCACAAGGCCTGCCAGAGGGCAAAGATTACGGATGTGACCGTGCATGGGCTTCGGCACAGCTTTGCCTCCCTGGCATATCACCTGCAGGTGCCGGAAAAGATCGCCATGGAAATCGGCGGCTGGTCCGATCCGGGAACCATGCACAAGATCTACACCCACATCGCGCAGAGCGATATCACCCGATATCAGACCGCCATGGCGGATTTCTATTCCAAGAAAAGGGAAGTAAACGCTAACGAAAATGCTAATGACAAGGAATAGACGTTGAAAAATCAACACCTTTGACCGTTCCGTGTCGGGTTCGAGTCCCACCACCGGCACCAAATAGAAACACCATCCGTCAGGGTGGTGTTCCTTTTTTGCTATGCAAAAGTGTAGCAAAATAAGAAATGTGCCACTTCCTCGCCCCTGCGGGGCAACCGGAAATGGTGCATGAAGTTTTATGCACATTCTGTTTGCGGTATGCGCTGTCCGTATGCGGCAGATCTTATGGGAAAACAGGAGGAAACCGCAGCGGTCAAGGTGGCCCATGGAATTCTGTATAGATATTTTTCGCCAATATGTGTATAGTATAAAGACATATGATGCGCTCTGTTCTGCATCGCAGAATGGACGAACACAGGAAAGGTAACGTAATTTATGAATCGGAAAAACCAACTGCTGGCGATCCTTGCGGCTGTCAGCTTCATCCTTGCCACCCTTACCGGCTGCGGCAGAAAAACAGAGCCGGACATCCCGCAGCCAACGCCGGAACCTGTCGAATACGCCAATCTGACGGACGAGGAGTCCCGCACTTTGCTCTCCCGGCTGCTTGAGAACGCGGGCGTAGACGAGATCCGGATCCGCGGCCTTTTTGACCGGGTGGACCAGTTCAACGCCAGTGTTAAGAGTGAATGGCTGACGGACGGCTTTGAGCGCGCTGTCCCCACCGACACCAAGTACGATCCCTATGAGATGCAGGATCTGTGGGCGGAGAAAAACGGTGACTTCCCCGGCTATAACTGCCGCATTACGGCATTCAGCCTGTTCGGTGAGTTCGTCACCGTCGGAGCGGATCAGCCGAAGACTCAGGGAGAGGATACGCTTTTTCTGGATTTGGAAACGCTGACCGAAGATCCCGCCGTTCTCTGCGGAGACAGCACTGCCAAATTCTGCGCGCTGTTTGCGCCGGTGCCCGCCGCAGACAGTACGGATGTGGTCGAGCAGGCCCAGACGCTTCAGGCGGGCTGGGCCGCCCGGGGCGTCGCATTCTCGGACAGCCCTGCCCGGCTGATCTCCGTTGTCCTGCATGACAGGTTCTCGGACACGGAGAATACGCTGTTTGTGGGGCATGTTGGGGTGCTGCTGCCTGTGGAGGACGGGAGTTTCTGTCTGGTCGAGAAGGTTGCCTTCCAGGAACCGTACCGGCTGGTAAAGTTACAAAATCGGGCGGAACTGCGCGATTATCTGATGGCAAAGTACGATACCTCCTGGGGACGGGATACCACCCGGCCCTTCATCATGGAAAATGACAGCCTGATGGCGGAGTGA